ATCGGTACGCTGAGATATATTTCGGAGAATAAAAATGGAATTGCTTAACCCTGCAAACACAAAAAGCAGCGTCGCGCGTGAGCGTAAGCGCATCCCAATGTCAGTGCCGGTACAACGCCTTGAAGTGGCGGAGTTACCAGGCTACCATCTGCATTGGTTTTTGAACACCCCAGAGCGCCTTCAGCGGGCCCTGGACGGTGGATATGAGTTTGTAAACGAGTACGAGATGAAACTCAATAACGTAAGTCTCGGTGGCGAATCTAGCGTCAGCGGGAATACCGACATGGGCTCAAGAGTAAGTGTTGTCTCCGGGCAAGAGGTAGGAAAAGATGGTCAACCAACTCGGTTGGTTTTAATGAAAATCAAGCAAGAGTGGTGGGACGAAGACCAGGTACTGGTTGAGGCTAAAAATTCGAAGATTCGTGAGTCTCTTCTTGGCGGAATGATTGGAGCAGAAAACGATCGCCCAGGCGACGCCCAGCACCGCTATGTGGACAAAACGAAAACTCAGATTCCGGACTTTTTCAAACCCAAGCGCAGAAGCGCTTAACCTACGGAGATTTTCATGGCAAATGCTAATCGTCCGAGTGGCTTTACACCAGTGCAGTACCTTAGTGGTGCGCCCTGGAGTGGGCAAGCTCGGCTTTACTCTATCGCGGCTGCTTACGCTACCGCACTCTACATCGGCGACCCTGTAATTAGCAGTGGAACCGCTGATGCAAACGGTGTTCCAGGCGTTGTGCTTGGCGCTGCAACGGGCGCACTTCGCGGCGTGATTGTTGGTTTGGGGTCTTCTGAAGGCCTTCCAGCTAACATTATCAACCCCAACTTGGCTTATCGTCCCGCCGCTGCGCAGACAACTGACTGGTACGCAATGGTTGTAGATGATCCAAATGTAATCTTCGCTATCCAGGAAGAGTCTAACGGCACTGCGCTAGCGGCTACCCAGATCGGTTTGAATACTATTCCAGTCATCGGCACTGGTAACGGATTCATCTCGGGCTGGTTGCTGAGTAGTTCCACCGGTGCAACTCCCGCGACTACCGCAACCCTCCAGCTTCGCTTGATGGGCTTGGTGCGCACTTCGGACAATGCGTTTGGCGCCTATGCCAAGCACCTTGTAAAGATCAACGTGCACGAACTCGGCACAGGTACTGGCGCCGCTGGCGTCTAAAGGAGATATATTATGGCAGGCGGTGTAATTAACACAGGCAGTCACCCAAAGCTTTTGTGGCCAGGGGTGTATACTACGTGGGGTCAGGTTTATGACTCCCATGCCAAGGAATATACGGATTTGTACGATATCAAGATGTCAGACAAAGCGTATGAACAAGGCGTGCAGGTGACTCCATTTGGCTTGGCTCCGGTCAAGGCACAGGGTGCTCCAGTGACGTATGACGGCGAAGTTCAAGGTGTTGTCAATACCTATACGCACATTGCGTATGCGCTTGGCTATATCGTTACCTTTGAAGAACTGCGCGACAACCAGTACAAAGAGGTAGCGACTCGGCGCGCAGAAGCTAACGCTTTCTCTATGAACCAGACAACGGAGAACGTGGGGGCTTTCCCTTACAACAACGCTTTCTCGACGGCTTACTTTACGACTGGCGATGGTGCGTCACTGGTTTCTACCAGCCACATCAACGCTACCGGCGGTACGTTTAGCAATGCGCTGAGCCCTGCGGCTGACTTGTCGGAAGCTGCGTTGGAAGACCTAACCATCCAGATCATGGGTGCGCAGAATGACACAGGCTTGCTGATCAACATCATGCCCGAGTCATTGCACATCTCTCGCCAGGAATGGTACAACGCCAACCGCATCTTGCAGTCGGTGTTGCAATCCAACACAGCTAACAACAACATCAACGTGTTGAAAGCTACTAATGCCTTCCCCAAGGGCATCAAGATGAACCACTACTTCACCGCGCCTCACGCGTGGTTTATTCGGACTAACTGCCCGAATGGTATGACGTTCTTCTGGCGTGACGAGCCTATGTTCGATCAGGACAACGACTTCGACACCAAAAACGCAAAGGCCGCAAGCTATATGCGTATGAGCGTTGGGTGCACTGACCCACGTGGTATCTATGGAAGCAATGGGCCGTAAGGTTTTGTTGTAAGTTGGCGCGGATTATTTAACCGTAATCCGCGCGAAATGGACTGGCAGTTCCAGTAAGTTTTTTGGTTGCAATGCAATCCCATTTAGGAGTTTTAAATGCCTTTTACTAATTTCCCCCACGGTTTCTCTAACGGTATCAGTGTTCGCGGTATGCCCATTCTGCAAACTCAACCGGGTCAAGTATACTGGGTTGATAACTCAGTTCAGCTCAATCCTCAAGCTCGCGCAGGTAGTGACGGTAATCGGGGTACTTACCTTGATCCGTTTGCTACGCTTAAGTTTGCACTTACGCAAACGATGCCCGGACGCGGAGATATTGTAGTTGTCGGTGCTGGGCATTTGGAAAGTATTTCATCTGCTACAACACTACTGCTTACTTCGTCTGACGTAGCTATTCTTGGCATGGGCAGCGGTGCTTCTCGTCCAACTTTCTTGTTCACCACCGCAGCTACAGCGAATATTCCAGTTACCGGCTCTGGCCTCAGCATTCAAAATTGCTTGTTTCTTTGCAATTTTGCAGATGTTGCTTCGGTATTTACAGGCATCAGCGCAAGCGTTACGGCCTCGATTGCCTCGACTACAATGACTGTTACCGCGGTTGGCAGTGGTACGCTGTATCCCGGTGCAGCTATCATGGGAACCGGTATTATTCCAGGCACTCGAATCCAGTCGCAAACTTCCGGTACAACTGGTGGCATCGGCGTGTATGTAGTCAGTTTTAGCCAGACCTTTGCATCGGGGACTATTACAACTGGCCCACAGGACTTTTCAATTGACTCCTGCGAGTTCCGGGATATCAGTAGCGTTTTAAACTTTGTCAGTATTGTAACTAGTTCTGCAAGTGCCCAGGCAATGGCAGGGTTGTCATTTACTAACTGCGTTATTTCTAGTCTTGGAACTACCGCAGCTACAACGGCAATTAAGTTAACAACTGCTACGGATCGTGTAAAGATCGCAGATAACTTTGGTTGTTTTGCAATCTTGAACAACACGGCCTGTATGCTCGCAGCTGGTGCTAATAACATGACTAACTTTGAGTTTGCGCGTAACCACCTGGAGCGTCCAAACACCAGCTCAACTGGCGGATCGTTTATTTCGACTTCGGCAACTGGTTGGACTGGTCATGCGTATGATAACTATCTGTACCAGCTCGACGCAACCGCAGGTATTTGGATTCCAACCGGCACTGGTGGTTCGTTTGGTTTTACCAACAACTACAGTCCGATCACTGGCGCTGTCGACAAGTCTGCTTTGATCAATCCCGCCGCTGTTTAACTTTACTCGGGGGCTAATCACCCCCGTTAGGAGAATTTATGTATCCCATTACACAGCGACTTTCAGCGGCCGGTTACGCTCCCTGGGTTCCGATCAATCGGTTACAGACTAGTTTTAACTGTAACGTAAGTGCAATACTTTCAAGCAGCGCCGTGCTTACTTATTCTATTGAGTACAGTCTTGACAACGCGCAAGACCCAATGAATCTTACGCAACAATTTACGTTGTCACGGACTACAACTACGTTGACCATTACAAAAACTGCACATGGATTGCGTGTAGGTGACTGGGTTAAACTTTGGGGCAATGGTGGAGCTAATCTAGATGCTGAGTTTAATGTAGCTTCTGTTGTTGATGCTAATAACGTAACAGTTGCAATTGCAAACTCAGGACTTAGTGCCGGTAACGGAGTGGGCTGGATGCAGACTCTGCGCGTTTTGCCACTGACTTCGCCGACCGGAAATACCATCAGTAGTTCTTACGGCTTAGATCACGTAGTAACTGCGGTGCGAATTAACGTCTCTGCCTGGACAAGTGGTACTGTCGACTTCCAAGTAATTCAAGGTCGGGGGTAAGCTGCCATGACTGCGCCTAATCCTAACACTCCAATTGCTATTATCAGCGATGCATACTTTGATGCGGGATTAACGCAGGAAGGGCAGTCCCCCAACTCCGAGCAGATTGTAACAGGGATGCGGAAGCTTACAGATATTATAAATCTGTGGCAGACGCAAGGGCTGAAGCTCTGGCTGAACGTAGATACGACAGTCCCCCTGGTTGCGGGGCTAGGGACGTATACGTTCAGTCCTACCGGGATTGTAGTTATGCCCAAGCCACCTCGGGCTATTGATGCTTACTACATGGACTCCAACGGTATTCGGCGGCCGCTGGTTCCGCTAAGTTGGAACGACTACATTCGCCTGAGTCAGGTTAACACAACTGGCCAGATCAACTCTTACTTCGTTAACAAAAAGCAGGAAGAGTTGAGTGTATTCTTCTGGCTAATCCCCGATGCAGTAGCTGCAACAGGCACTGCACACTTGCTGCTGCAAACGCAAGTTACTAATTTCATCTCCGTAACGGAAACTATGAATTTCCCAATCGAGTGGCGAATTGCGCTGCGGTGGGGACTTGCTGACGAACTGGCGACAGGCCAGCCTCAGTCAATCATGGATCGTTGCCAGCAGCGAGCAATCAGCTACCGGACTATGTTGGAAGACTGGGATGTCGAAGACGCACCGACTCGGTTTACTCCAGATTCCCGCGGACAGTACTCTACTGGAAAGTTTCGTTAAATGGCACAAGCTGAAACAGTTGCGATTCCGAAGCGTTTGCCGCTGGTGCTTGAAGCGGCGAATCGGGATCACACACCTTTTAAAGATGCACGTCTTATCAATGGTTACGTCGAAAAGAATGACAAGACCGAAGAGTACTGGATTTTCAAGCGCCCAGGATTGCTGCAAACAGGCGCAACAAAAGTCGGTAATGGTTATGGTGTTTATAACTGGAATGGAGATATATACTCAATCTTTGGAGCGACGCTGTACAAAAATGAAACTAGTATTGGCACAGTAGACGCAACGGGCGGAGTGTATAGATTTTCTTCTAGCCTCGGGGCTACCCCGCGTTTGCAGCTAGGCAATGCAGCAGCTTCGTATAACTGGGATGATACTACACTTGCGCAAATATCTGGGGTTAACTTTCCGGGCAATACTTACACGACTGCCGGAGCAGTTGCAGTTAAAGGCTTTGCTTATCTAGATGGTACGACTTACGTGCTAGACACTACGTCTTATATACACGGATGCGACGTCTTAAACGATCCGACGCTTTGGACAGACTTGAACAACCTCCTCGGCGCACAGATTGAACCTGACTCCGGGGTGTTCCTGGCTAAGCAACTTGTCTACGTCCTGGCGCTTAAGGGTTGGTCAACTGAGGTTTTCTACGACGCCCAGAATACTAGCGTGTCTCCCCTCGGCCCGGTGCAGGGGGCAAAGATAAACTACGGTTGTGTCAGCGCAGATTCTGTCCAGGAGATAGACGGTACGTTGCTTTGGGTGGCTACAAATCGCTCATCCGCTGCACAGGTAATTTTAGTAGACAACCTTAAACCGACTATCGTATCTACAAAACCTATTGAGCGGATACTAGGGGAAGCTGATTTCACCAACGTAGCATCCTTTGGCATTAAGTACGATGGACATAGATTTTATGGCATTACACTTAAAAATGATAACATCACGTTAGTCTATGACATGACTGATAAAATGTGGGCGCAATGGACAGATGTGGATGGAAATTACTTTAAGATTGTTTCATCGACGTTTCTTCCGGGGACTGGCCGCGTGCTTCAGCATGAGACGAATGGGAAGTTATACCTGTTTGATTCTGATTATACTTCTGACGACGGTGAAGTCATCACAGTAGATTTGTTTACACCTAACTTTGATGGTGGAATGCGCCGAAGAAAACAGATGACTATGATGGAGTTTATTGGGGATCAGACTACTGGAAGCACCTTGCAGGTACGGGTGAATGACTCTGACTACGAAGCCAGCAAGTGGTCTAGCTTCCGCCTTGTCGATATGGGAGTACGCAAGCCTATCCTGGCAAACTGCGGCACCTTCATGCGTCGGACTACGCAGATCCGGCACCAGTCTAACACGCGGTTGCGGTTGCAGGCAATTGAACTGCAGCTGGATATCGGAACACTCTAATGGCAACTAACGTATTTCAGCCGCCGCCAACTTGGGCTTTGCCTGTGATACTTGATGAAGTGTCAGGTAAAGCTGCGTTTAATCCTATCTGGCTTCGCTGGTTTCTAGACTTGTCGCAGAATCTAGGTCAGGGCGGTGCGGGATCAGTGTCGAGTGTGGCGGCTTTGACTCTCGGGACAGCGGGGACTAATCTAAGCTCGACGGTAGCAAATTCAACTACTAATGTAGTTATTACTCTAAACGTCCCGACAGCTTCGGCGGCGAATCGAGGCGCGTTGAGTTCAGGAGACTGGACTACGTTCAACAGCAAGGGAAATGGTACAGTAACGTCGGTCGGTGGTACAGGTACAGTTAACGGAATTACTTTAACGGGCACGGTGACAACTGCCGGTAATTTAACACTTGGCGGAGCGTTGAGTAATGTAAGTTTAACTACTCAAGTAACAGGTATCCTACCCATTGCTAATGGCGGTACAGGTACTTCCACCGCTGGAGTTAGTGCCACCATCACAACTGCTAAACTGACTGCACTCGGCGCAAACGGCAGCATGACTTTTACAAACGGTTTGCTTACTTCGCAGACCCCCGCAACTTAGGACTGACTATGGAATACGGTGGCTATGATGCTGGCGGTTTTGGAGCTTACGGAGAAAACGCAGCGCCAGGAAACCCCGCGCAAGGATTAAATCCAGGCCTTGATTTTGGCATATCCGCTGGCAATCAACTAGGACTCAGCGCGCCAACCCTTTCGGGCATGGGGATTAACCTAGGCACGGGCAGTCAAGCGGGTTTGAAAGGTCAAGACCTTGCACCCAACCTTGGAGTGGCTAGCCTTGGAACTTACGGGCAAGATTCTAACTTGTCGCCTGACTACGGCTTCAGTGGCAAGGCTCTTGAAGGCATGGCTAATCTAGGTAAAGGTAGTTACGGGTTACAGCAAACTGGATACCAGGGACTGCAAGCTAACGCAAACAATCGCGGGTATAATATGAGCCCGACTACGCAGACAGTCGGCCTGGAAGGAACGCAACCCGCGCCAAGTTTTTTTGATACACCGGCTGGAAGAGCAATTCAAACAATCATGGGGTTTGTTCCTGTTATTGGCAATGTATTTAACAGTGCGGTTAATTACAGTAAAAACCAAGATCCGGTGCAAGCGCTGTTGGGGTTAATTCCTGGGATGGGTGGTTTTCTTGCAAGTACTGCATACAACGCTTCACAATCCCGCGACCCTTTAGGATTCCTAGGCGAGCGAGCAATTGAGACTGGAGCTACGGCTCTTGGAGGAATGTTTGGAGGACGGGTCGGAGCTACGGGAGCGGGGCAACTTGCAAGCGGTCTAATGGGCAATGCGGCGGCGGAGCGCGCATCCTATGGCCCGTTTGGAAATGCTACTCTTGGTAATATGCAACAAGCATCTGCGCAGCAGTCTTTAATGGGGCAAATGCCAGATCCTAACTTTACCGGCCCTGGTAATGAGAATGCTCAAGCGAGTTTACTTTTGCGTCGATTAGCAACTACTAGTTAAAGGATATTTTATGGCTGCCTTTTATGATTATTACGGGTCGAATATGGGTGCAAGTTCTTACTTGCCGCAATCTTATGTTTCAAATGTAGATATTACTCCAAGAGGCGTATATCCCCCAGAATTTGATGCCCCAGCGTACTCGCCCACGTCCCCTTCTTACAATCAAACTAGTTATCCCGGCGGTGAGATTGCGCCGCAGTTTGATGCTCCTGAGTACTCTCCAACTTCATACGTACCGCAGAACTCTTCCAGCAGCGCTGGCGATTGGCTACAAAGTCTTTACAGTTCCATAATGGGGCCTGGTACTGCGCTGGGCGGAAAGTCCGGAGCCTTTACTGGCGGAGCCCCTGGCGGCATGGGAGCGAACGGGCAAGGCTGGCTACCCACGCTCCTGAACATTGGCTCGGGTATTTATGGGATGAGCCAGGCGGAAAAGCAGCGGCAAGAAGCTCAGCGGGCTATTGCAGGATCTAGCCCCTGGACGTCTTCCGGTGGGCAAGCAGCCGCAGGTACTGAACTGACGCGGGTAATGCAAGGAGATTTTACAAATGATCCGGGATTTAAAGCTGCGCAGTTGGCTGCATCGCGCACTTCGTCTCAGCAACCTGGCGGCTTTGCAGCGCAGGCAGCGGCACAGGCGGCGCTGAAGTATCAGAACGACAGAATACAAGCGCTTAGCCAGCCCGCTGGTGTAGGATTTAGTCCGGCCTCGGGTTATCAGATTGCGCAGCTGGGTAATGCTTCAGCTGATACCCTGGCGTCGCAGAGTCTTGGTTCTATTGGTTACGGAGTTAGAGGCACGCAACCTATGCCGCCCTGGTTGCAGCAGTGGTTAATCGCCAACGGAATGGGGAATCGGTAATGGCTGAACTATTCGGCGCCCCTCTGGGTATGATAGCCGCCGACGAGCAGAGTCGGCAAAACGTGCTAGTCGGGCTGGAAGCGCAGAAGGTTATGAATACCCTGGCACTGCAGCCTTCTCAGATTGCTCTTAATCAGGCGCATACAGGGTACTATGGAGCGCAGACAGCGGAGGCAGACGCTAAGACTGAAGCGGCACGAGTAATGCAGCGGCTTGGCGAAGGGTTTACTGCGGATCAGCAAAAACTTAAAGGTGTTATAGACGGAGCTGCTGCACAAGGTAAAACGGCAACAGTAGCTGACTTAAAAGGCGCTGGGCAAAAAGTTTCGACTGCGCAACCACTAAAAGATTTTGCGGCGTATGCTGCAAGTAAAGGTGCTTCTCCGACAGTACTTAAAGAGATTTACGGAGAGATTGCTACGATAGACGAAAAAGAAGCTGTCGGAATTTGGAGAAATACAGAATCGGAGGTAGCACAAGATAAAATGCAACGTGACCGGCGCACTGAAGTTGGAGGCATTGCTGCAGCGGCAGCGGCTAGTCCAGCTCAATATAGAGCTTTTATGTTAAATCCGGATTTACAAACTCGTTTTGGGGCTAAAAACCTTTTGACTGGTAGTTACGATGCGGATAAAGTCACACTACAGACAATTGCTCAGGCCAGCATGGATGCAAATAAGCAAGCTGATAACAAGCGTCAGCAAGCGGAGCTTGAGGCGCGGCAAGCTCAGTTTATAGCAGGTAATGCTTTGCGCGATGCGAAGGTAGCGGCAGCTGATGCAGATTTTTTACTTAAATATGAGCGTTATGAGCAGTTAGTTAAGAACGGAGAGGCTGTTACAAATGCTGGAATTGAAGCTAAGAAAGCAGTTACTGCGGCAGCTAAAGCTCGAACAGCCGCGGCGCAGGATAAAGCCACCCCGCAGTTGCCGTTAGATCCGGGCAGCCGAAAACTTGGCCAATCGTATATGTTGCCGGATGGCCGGACAGCCCGATGGGAAGTTGATCCGACTACGAAGAAACCCGGTCTTAACGTATTAGGAGATTGATATGGCATTCATTACTGAAGCTGAAGCTTTTCGCTCTGTTACGAGTACGCCGGCAGCCCCGACCGCAGCGCCTCCTGCCGAAGTTCCCGCGGCACCTCCAAAAGTTGGTAACTTTATTGACGAGCGTGAGGCTACAGGTATGTCCGCAGCTCCTTCTATGTTTGCGGGAGCGCTTGAGCAAGGTCGCGTACTGGCCGGGCAAGTCGGTTCTGATCTGCGGGGTATAACACAGCCTTTCCGTAGCGTGCTGCGGGATTCGCCTAAAGTACCGCCGCCAACTTTTGACACGGATGCAGCAGCTAATCGGTACTACCGGGATAAGAGTGTAAGCCCCGGCTCTGTAATGTTTTCGCAGACAAATCAAGCAGACACGCGCGCGCAGGTGATGAAGGATCTTGCTAACGCTCCGCCGCCGCCTCCTACTTTTATGAAAGATCCTCGAGGATACGTACAGGGAATAACGTTAGGGACTGCCGGGCAACTCTCCGATATGTTCAGCAGTATTCCTAAAGGTGTAATAGCAGGTGCTGGTTATTTTGGTTCTCGCATTTACGACGAGTTGTTTACAAAAACATCTCGCGAAGAGAGTATTAAACAAACGCAGGCACTTAAGGATAAATGGCCGGAGCAACTTAACGCACCCTGGAGCGTAGTAGCTAAGGCAATGGGGCCGGAGGCCTTGTATTTTTATGAAAGTAATCCAGTTGCTTTTGCGTTGGGACACGTTAATAAAATAGTTGAGGCTGCCTCGGGTGGTGTAAGTACTGTAAGTGGCATACCTATTGAAGATCTTCGAAACTTTACAGAGGCCACGATGGCCTGGCTGGGCGTTGCGGGGTTTAAGAAAGGCGTGGAAAGTTCGTTTAAAGCTCGCACGCCGCAGATACGTAGATTATTGGAACCCAAGGCACCTGTTGTACCGGGGGGTGTCGAGCCTACGCTGGAAGGGGCACTTGCTCCGGAGTTACCTCCAACTCCTGTTGCACCAGCTCCTGGGATGGGCGCGCGAGTTCGCGGAGCGCTGCAAGGTGTGCGGCGGGACTTTCGCGAAGCTACTGACATGGGGACAGATGCCGTAGCTGCGGCAGCAGAAGCTGTAGCTGCGTCGAAGGCTAGGATTGCTGCGCTTACGCCAGAGACTCCGGTGGATCTTACAGAAGCACTGCCAGCTGCGCCGACAAAAGCGGAACTTAAAGCGCAAACTGCTGCAGTGGATTCGCTGGTAGTGGATAAGACTAAGCTGCAGGAGATCTTCGGTCTCGCGGCTAGGAAAGGCCCGGCGGCTGAAGCAGCGTTGGTACAGAATATCTTTGATCGGGTGCTGCAACCAGTTCGCCGAGTCGAGCCCCCAGGAGTTATCCCGCGAGAAGCCTGGATGGTTGACCGAGCACTTCCGGAAGAAGGCGCTTCGCAAGCTCCTGCGCTGTTTGATCCAAGTTTTCAAACTCCAGCAATGCTTGGGCGCGCTCTGGAAGCTAACAAAGCAGCGGTGGCGGAAGGCCTGGCAGCAGTCAAAACAACGAAGGCTGCAAAAGCGCTTCGCGTAGATGTAGCTAATGGGGTTATCTTAGGCCCGGACGGTAAACCTTTATCGCAGCGAGGTGCGGCTGATCCGTCCCTGCTCAAGGTGCTCGGGCTCATGGGCCTAAGCGCGGTAGCGGCTAATCAGATTTATGACTGGTGGAATAGTTCGAGCGGATTATCGGAGGATAAAGCGCGCGATGTTGCGCAAATGGCTGGCATAGGACTAGCTGCAGCGGGTGCTGCGGCAGCTCTTGGACAAGGCCCGGCGGCAGGGGGATTAAAAGCTCAACTAGGAGCAGCTCTTGCCGGCCTACCCGAAGGGAAGTTGATTGAGACTTTCCGCGCTGGTGGCCGGGAAGGGGAAGCTGCAGCTGCCCAGATCTGGGAAGATACGCATAGGCAGCTAGGCCGGACAATAGGCAACATGAACCGGCAGCTGGATGAGGCGGGCATCCAGGATATTAGTCAGCGGGTTTACGAGAAGGTGTTTAAAGCGCTGAAACAATCTCCCGACGAGCCAGGTGGTTTTCGCGGGGAAGCTAAACTGTCTACATTCCTCCACGGAGTTGCGTCGAATGAGGTTAAGAACTCTTTTGCTGCTGCCAGTCGCCGACCAGCTACAGACTCCATGACCGTAGATGCGGAAGGCACGACAGCTGTTCCGGAAAAGTACATGATGGAGCAGAATCCTGAGCGTTACCAAAGCGCGCAAGACTTGGCGAAGAACAATGAAGTTGCGGTACGCGTGCAAAGGGCACTAGATAGACTTACACCCGAGCATCGTAGTGTTTTTGATGCTATAGAGTTAGAAGGTCTGTCCTACGAAGAAGCCGCAGCGCAACTGAACGTGCCCATTGGAACCGTTCGCAGTCGGTTATCACGAGCCAAGGAACAACTGCAGGCATCTTTTCGAGACTACGTTGACCCAAAGACTGGTAAGTTTCAGTCGGGAAAGATTGATGCAGATGCGGTAATTGCTTTGGGTGCGTTAGGCAGCGGGGTGGCTCTGGGGGCGTATCTGGACTCTGACAATCCTATCCGCGGCGGGGTGCTAGGGGCGGCTGGGGTAGCTGGGTTCGGGGCGATGTTTAAAGGTAAACCCAAAAAAGGCGGAGGAGCAACTAATCTTGAGTACGCCTTGGGGCTAATATCGACCGAGCTAGGCGGTATATCACAGTCATTACTTCTGCGTGCTAGGGATTACGAACGCGCTGTACTAGAGCGGACAGATCAAGCAATGGATGCTATTACACCTTTTATTAAGGGGATTAGAAAATTACCAACTGCGACAGCAGATGCGTTAAACTTAGCGTTGCTAAAGAATAATCCAGGCGAAATTGCAGCAGCTATTAAAGGAAATCCTGTATTGGTCGCCGGATACAGGCAAGTGCAAAATGTTCTGGCAGCATTCCGGGCAGAGCAGATTGGCATGGGACGCTTTGCTGCTGGGGTTAACGAGTACTTTCCCCGAGTTGTTAAAGATCTGGAAGGACTTAAGGAAGCTTTAAACTTGCCAATGCGTACGCATTTGGAAACGCTGCTGGTGAAAGCAGAAGCGGAGATGATCAAGACCAGAGGCCGAGAGATGACAGATGTAGAGCGCTCGCTTGTTGTTAACAGGGCGCTGCAGACTTCCTCGTCTAACTCAGCGCTGCCTGGATTTGCTAAGGCGCGCGGGGTGGATGTTACCGCAGATCTAGCGCAATTCTACATGACGCCGACGGAGTCATTGCTGCGGTACATAGCTGGTGCAGTTGAGGATGCAGAAGTAGCTAAGTTCTTTGGTAAAGATCTTGCGTCAAAAACGCTATCAAATGGACAGATGGCTACGCACGTAGATAAGTCTATTGGTAACCTTATGGATAGTGAAATGCAAACGGGTAAGATTTCGCCAGAGCAGCAGTTACGGATTGAAAGTATACTTAAGTCGCGCTTTAAGCAAGGCGAAAGGCCTATGAGCGAATTTTTCCAGGATGTGCGGAACGTAACTAACTTAGGGTTGCTAGGTAACTTTGCATCTGCCGCTACGCAGATTGGTGATGCAATGTTTACTGTGAAGCACCACGATTGGATGCCTACGCTTGGTGCGCTGCGAATGGAGTTAACAGGTTCTTCTCGGATTACACCAAAAGAGTTTGGGCTAGTTAATCAAATTGCGGAAGAGTTTGGTGGCGCAAGACTTAGTGGTAAGGCTGTACAAACTGCGTTTAAGTACACAGGTTTTTCTGCCATTGATCAGTTTGCTAAGAGATTAAACTTAAACGCAGGCTTGATTAAAAACCAGCAACTGGCCCAGACTGCTAAAGGTCGGGCGGTACTTGCAGAGCGCTGGGGAGAGGCCTTTGGCGCGGAGTTTCCGCAGTTGCTGCAAGATCTTGCGGCTAAGCGGATAAGTGAGCCGGTTAAAAGTTTACTCTTCAGTGAGTTGTCAAATGCTCAGCCAATTACTAAACTAGAATTACCGCAGGCGTATCTTGAACATCCCAATGGCCGGATATTATACCAGATGCACACGTACATGCTAAAGCAGATTGATATAGTTCGACGCGAGGGGTATCAAGAGATTGCAAAAGGTAACTATGTTAAGGGCGCGCGTAATCTAGTTGGATTGGCAGTTACAATGTCCCTTGCAAATATTCCCGGAGATATTATTAAAGATATGCTCTCTAACCGGCCAGTTAATTTAGATAAGATTGACTACGTGGAGAACTTGCTGCAGAACTTCGGCATCAATCACTATACGATGGGGAAGATTAACAGAGAAACGCTGGCCAAGGGGATTAAAGAATTTGCCGTAGGAGCTGTTACGCCGCCGAGTTTGAGTATACTTAGCGACCTAGACAAACCGGAGCGGCTTATCAAGTACATCCCTGGCGTAGGCCGGCCACTGTACGATAGAGAGTTCGGCGGCAACGAAGCGCGGAAGTGGGCAGAGCTAGTCCAAGCTAAGCGTAAGGAGCGCGACCGCCTGGAGGAAGCGTCCCCTGCATTAAAGGCCGAACGTCTACGCAAGGCCGAGGCGATCAAGCGCAAACGCAACGAGGCTATGCAAGCATTACCTTGAAAATAAATGGAACTAAAGTAACAGTCTCGGGTCTAACAGATTGTATGCGGTGGTTTTAAGTAACATTGAAAGGCACAGCCATGGCTGGGTGGGTTGATAGTTTACAGCAGATGCTGAGCAGCTGGGGTGCTATGTCGCCTGAGCAGCGGACAGACACGCTGCAGAAAATTGAATCGCCTATCCAACCCATGCGGCAGAAACCTGGCTTAGGGTATGATCCAGATGAACCTTTGAGCTTTGTGCCGAATCTCAGTTATCTAGATCCGCGTAAACCTAAAGCGCCGGAGCGCAGCATTGATAAAGGTGGAGCAGCTTTTATTGCTAACGCTCAGCGGCAAGCAGAAAACTCTGGTGTGCTGCCGCTAGCACTTAGTCAGTACTTCCCCGCTATGGCTATGACGGAGGGTTGGGGGGCTAATATGGGCCTGAAATTAGGGACTACCGATAACGCTTTGTATACTTCGCAGCGGACGAAAGATGCTCTTGCAAAGATGAACGTGCGGGAAGGCAAAGACTTTATAGTAGTGGATGTGCGAAGGAAAAAAGACGGCAAAATGTATCCGCACTATATGCCAAGCTTGGATATAAGCACTGAAAATATGCCTAAGCTGGCTGCGGTTTATCTAGGCGAAGCTGCTAAAGTTCGAGCAGCCCGTGGGGATCTTAGTCCTGCAGGGGCGATTGAAAAGTACAACGGTTCTGGCACAGCGACAGAAATTATAAACGGGCAAAAAGTTCCAGCGGACTCTAAAGCTCACGTAAAAAAAGTTATGGAAGCGTTTGACTTGCGAGATCATCCAGCTAATGCTGAGTTTTATAAACACTACAACAGTGTTTATAAGAGGCAAGACTGATGGTCGGCCGCGCAGACTTTCTTGACCTTGGCGACTGGAATGCGGTATGCTACCAGTGTGGAAGGAAACGGAAAGCCAGTATGCTTATGCGGCATTGGCAAGGGTATTACGTTTGCCCGGAGCACTGGGAGACTCGGCAGCCGCAGGACTTTGTACGGAGCGTCCCGGATGTGCAAACACCGCCTTGGGCGCAGCCAATGCCAGCGAATGTGTTTGGACTGATGTGTACGCCGAATGGACAGAGCGCTGTGCCAGGGCAAATGGAACCTGGGTGTATAGTGCCGGGATGGTTGAGTACCGCGTATAATCCGGAATCGGATATTTAAGGAATTTTATGCCACTTCATGTACCGTTTATAGATAATGACGTATCGTCTGGCAACCGCGTTATGGCGGACTGGTTGAATGGCGTTAACAACCATACCTATGGGCCGGTTAATAATCTGGTAGGAGATGGGACTACAATGGTCTTTGCAATTTCAGGAGCTGCAAGATCTGTCTATATTAACGGTGTTTATCAGAATATAAATACTTACACAACTACGACTGCTAGTATTACGTTTAGTCAGGCTCCGCCCGACACATCCCTTATTGAAGTTGTTTGCAACTAGGAACTTGTTATGTTAAAAAACGCTAACTCGATTATTAACGCCAGCCAGATTACAGGCGTTCTACCCGTAGCAAACGGCGGCACAGGCGTTACCACCAGCACAGGAACTGGCAACACGGTATTGTCTGCCTCGCCTACATTGTCTGGTGACGTTAGCCTGTCCACCGGTAATCTAGTTATCAGCACAGCAGGCAAAGGCATCGACTTTTCTGCCACATCTGGTACAGGCACAAGCGAGTTGTTGGCTGATTATGAAGAAGGGGCTTGCGCTGTAACAATTACTGCCCTTACAGGAACTTTTACAACTACAACCATCAACTCTCAAACCTATACAAAGATAGGTAGGGTTGTTGTTATGCAAGTAAAGTTTCAAGTGACTACTATTGGAACCGCCGCAGATGGCTTCCAAATATCTAATTTGCCGTTTTTAGCATCTCCAGGAAATGCCTTTGCGCTTCCGGGAAAAAACATTTCCAACGAAGCTACCTTTAATGGGTATGTTGAACTTTACGGAGACACAATGAGATTTGCCGTAGCACTTGTGAATACGCACACCTACTTAATAACCGCCACTTACTTTGTTTAATTATCAAGTCGGGTACTTAACCAAAGGAAATCAAAATGTCTTTAACTAAAGTAACTTACTCAATGGTGGATGCACCAGTTCTTAATCTTAAGGACTATGGTGCGGTAGGTGATGGAGTAGCAAACGATACGTCCGCTTGGACTGCTTTTTTAGCAGATTGTTCAACTAAAGGTTTTAAAGGCGTTATTCCTGCAGGAACGTATTTAGTTGATCCATTTACTTTTAGTTCAAGTAATGCTGGACTGGTGCTAGAAGGTGAATCATATAACCCCTCTTCACCGCCTCCATCGTCGGCTGGTTTTTTTGGTGTTCCCGTAGCCACACTTAAAGCGCGTTCCGCAAGCTCTGGTTTTGTAACTCTTAGCGGCGTCTATTACTTGCAAATAGCAAACATTGCTTTTGATGGGGGTGGATTTTCTGATAGTGTTTGGCTTTTCCCCGGCGTTACTACGGTCACTGAGTTAGATATTCGCAACTGTGAATTTTATGGATGCACACCTACTACAGGGTTTATTCATAATTACGCAATTGGTAGTTCAATACAAGTAGATAACACTACGTTTACTCATTGTCGTTTAACCACTGGACATAATCAAACTGGCGCAAATATAGCCGCTGCAATTATCCGCAACGCGAATTCAAACGCGTTTATGATTACATATACAACTTGTTTGTTTTCGCAAGGTGTTCATCTTGCTAGATTTGGCGCTGGATCATGTAGTTTTTACGAATGCCAGTTTTTTTCTGCTACTACAGCAATGATTGCAATTGATTCCGTAACTCAACCTTTTACAGTTGTTACTGCATATAACGAAGGAATACCAAATGTACCTTTCTTAGTGCAAAATGGCCTTTCTGGGGTTACTAGTTATTACCCAATAACTATTATTAACGCAATTATGAATTCAACCAATTCTGGAATGAATTTAAATTGCCAGCAGCCGGTTTTGGTATATGGTGGGTTTTTTGGAGGAAATATTACTGTAAGCCCAATGGCAACATACGGAATAATGAAGGATATTTTTGATTCTGTTGCATTCAACACTGGTTATGGAATTATTGGTACTGGCGCGATTACTCAAGCCATCACACGAAATTACTCTGTAAATTATGTTACACAAGCCTCCATAGATTATGGCGCGTTATCGTTAGCTAAATATGCAGTATCAATAAATGCTGGCGCAACTATAAGTGTAACAAACGAAACGTGGATTAATGTTGAAAATTCATTGGCGCAAAATGTAACTGGTTTAACAAATGGATTGGTTGGTCAACAAGTTATTTTGTATTTTAGTGATGGGAACACTACGTTAGTAAATAGCGGAACACTTAAACTTCAAGGAAGTGCAAATGTGACACCAACGACTAATTCCGTAATTACATTTATTGGCTCTGGGGCTGCACCTGGGTTAAGTCCAGCTTACTTTTCTGAAGTTTCACGTTCTATCAAATAGGAAAACATCATGTTAGAAAAAGTTATCTCTGCTGATCTGATTGAAGTATTGGAAAACGGCACAGTGCAAGTACGCACTAAGACCGCCATCATGGAGGATAGCAAGCAGATCAGCGGCTCATTCCACCGCCACATTGTCGTCCCCGGTGATGACTACAGCGCCGAGGATGCCCGAGTAAAGGCTATCTGCAAAGCAACGCATACGGCTGCTGTGGTGACTGCTTACAAGGCTGCTGCCCAACCATGATCCGCACCGCCTCTGGCCCAATCCTGCTGTACATGAAAGCCTGTGGCTTCCAAGGGTGGACTAGCTTTTGGAACGTGATCTACATGGCTCCGGGCTATGAGTTGAACAACGCCTTGATCAGGCATGAAATGATGCATTTAGAGCAGATGCGGCGGGATGGCAAAGTGTTGTACGCCATCAAGTACACCTGGTGGCTGCTGCGCTACGGTTATAAAATGAATCCCTATGAAATCGAGGCGCGAGCCGCCGAATAACTTTGAAAGACTATTATGCTTACCACACCTGAAGCAATTGCTATTGCTCCCCTTGGGCCAACGGTATCATTCCTTGCAGCTCCGCCTACGCCACCCACGGCT